TCTCCGGCGTCGTCTCGGGCATGGGGTGATCCTCATCGGGCAGGGCTGGTTCAAGGCCGGGCGTGGGGAGGCCCTGCTCCCCCTGCGCGCGAACAGCGGCGGCCGCATCCACCGGGATAGGCACGACCGAAATTTCAAAAGGCTCCCAATCCACCGCGCGATAGATGGTCTGGCCGGTGGCGGCATCGGGCGTCTGGTCATAGCGATGGACGCGATAGCCCACGCTCACCGCGCGCAGCGTGCCATCGGCGATGCGCTGCCAGACCGGCTCGACATCCGCCGCGGCGGAGAATTGCATCGTGGCATAGCCGCGCCCGGCCTCGATCCGGGCTGCGATCACCCGGCCCAGCACGTCGCGTGCATCGCCACGGCGGTGAGTGTTCAGCACCGGGGCGCTGCCCGAACCCAGCCCGTCCATGCGCACGGCCTGGGCGGACATATCCAATTCCTCGGTGATCAGCCCGAGGGAGGGCACAAAATTCCGCGCCCGGGCGCCGGTGGACCAGATCACCTCCACCGTGCGCGCCGCGCGGTCCATCGTGACTGGCGCGGCCAGGGCGCGGCAGGCCATGATGGGCGTCTCGACCGGCTCCGTCATGCTGGCGCCTCCGCCACCGGCCGGGTCTTGCGGCGCGAGACTGGCGGGGTGTCGGGCTCGGCGCTGCACCAGGCGATCCGCAGCCCGCCGCTCGCCTCGAAGCTGCGGGCAATGCCGGCGCGCAGCCAACGCCGGGGCGCTTGGCTTGTATCAGGATCGGGGCCGATGGCCACCCATAGATCCACCATTGCAGTCAGCGTGACGATCAGCCCGCCGCCGCCCGGCAAGGGCTCGCTGATCTCATTGGCGGCCAGCGTCTGTGAGGCGATGAGCCCATCGGCCGCCTCGATAGAAGAGAGCAGCCGGCCGAAGTGGTCGCGCGTGGCCGTGCTGCATTCGATATGCAGGGACATGTTGCATTCCTCAGGTTGAAGGATCAGGGCGTGGCGGCGGGCCCAGCACTCGCCGCCCCAGTGGCGGCGATCTCGATAGCGGCCAATTGCGCCGCATCCTGCGCCGCGCCGGATTTGGCGACGCGTCTGGCGTCGGTGTCCAAAGCGAGGCCCGCCTCATCGAGCAGATCATTGGCCTCGCGGATCAACTCGACCGAATGGCGGAAATCATAGCCAAAGGCGCCCACCGCCTCGGCCTGCGGCACAAAGCCGGCGCGGACCTGGGCGATCAGCGCCGTTGTATCCTTGAGCGGGTCGATCATCTCATGCGCCGGCGGCACAAAGGACATGCCCTGCGGCATCTCGCCGCCCCATAGCCCAAGCAGCGCACCCTGCGCGTGAAAGCGTTCGGCGATCGGCCGGACCAGCATGGGGATCAGCATGCCGTATTGCACCTGCTCGCAGAGACGGCGAAATTCGATCTTGCCGGCCCGCAGTGATGAGTAATTCGCCTGGGTGAGGTCGCCCGCCACCTGATCATAGGTGAGGCCCGTACCCACTGCGGAGGCTTCCAGCGCGCGCCGGGCAAAGGCGGCGTGGCTGCCGCCACCAGAGGGGTTCACCACGTCAACTGAGCCGGCACCGCGGCGATACAGGATCATCCCCGGCTCGAAGGCTTCGACCGCGCGTCCTTGCGCATCGCGCAGGAGATTGGCGGCGGGGCCGGTCAGCGCATCATCGCCCTCCTCGGTGACCACCGCGGCCAGACAGGCCTCGATCTTGGCTTTCATCAGCAGTGCCGCCTCGTAATCGCCGAGGTCACGGAGCCGGGTTAGCACCGGTGCCAGCCAGGAGACGTCGCGCAATTGGCCAGGCCGGCGCTTGCGATAGAGGTGCAGCACATCCCTCGCCGGTATGGGCTCGCTGGCCCAAGGCCCCGGCATGCCCGGCCACCATGCGCCTGGGTGCCGGTGAAACAGCCAATAGGCGAGCGGCGCGCCGGCATCATCAAGGGCAATGCCATTCAGCGTGGCCAGGCCATCGAGCATGCCGATGCGACTGGTATCCAGGTGATCGCTTTCCAGCACCTGCAGCCTGAGGCCGACAGGATTGTTGGGCGTCACCTCGACCGGCAGCAGCCGGATGAAGCATTCGCCGCTTTCAACCACGGCACGCATGGCCAGGGCCTGCAGGCCGTAGAGGTCGAGCCGGCCCTCGGCGTCGCATGCGGTGCTCTCGGCCCATCGGCGCCAGAGCGCGGAATGCACGGCATCAGGCCAGCGCGTGGTAATGCCCGCGCCTACGGCATTGGCGGTCCAGAGATCGACAATGCGTGCGGCATAGGGGTCGTTGCGCACGGCATCGCGGGCACGCCGCGCCACAGTGGCCGCGGCGCCCGCCACCTCGGCATTGGCACTGCCGGCCGAGGGGGACCAGCTGGAGGCGCGCAGATCGGCGGCGGCGGAGTAGCCGCGCAGGGCGTTCCAGGCGGAGCGGATGCGATCCAACATGCCATTGTGCCTTTCAGCCTTCACCTATCCCTGGAAACCAGGGCAGTTTTGGCCTAAGTAAGACTTTACCAGAGACGCAGTATTACCGGAGGGTGCCATCGCAAATACGGTCACGACCAAAGGTCAGGTCACCATCCCCAAGGCTGTGCGCGACCTATTGGGCATCATCCCCGGCACCAGCGTGACCTTCGAAGTGGCCGATGATGGCCGCGTATTGCTGCGCAAAGCCGACGGCGGAGCGCGCAGCGCCAGGCCACCCAGCCGCTTTGCAAAGCTGCGGGGCAGCGCGACCGCTGGCCTCAGCACCGACGAGATCATGGCACTAACCCGCGGTGACGACTGAGGTGACGTTGGTTGACACCAATATCCTGCTCGATTTGGTCACGAATGATGCGGCCTGGGCGGAATGGTCCCAGCGCCAGCTGGAAGCAGCCGCCACGCGTGGCCCGGTGCTGATCAATGATGTGGTCTATTCGGAGTTCTCCGTCGGCTTCTTGCGGCTTGAGGAGATCGAGGCGGTACTTGCAGCGGGGCAGATCGAGATGACGGCCGTACCGCGAGAGGCGCTGTTCCTCGCCGGCAAGGTGTTCCAGCGCTACCGGGCTGGCGGTGGAACCCGGACCGGCGTGTTGCCTGACTTCTTTATCGGCGCGCATGCCGCCGTGGCGAAACTGCCGCTGCTGACGCGCGACATCCGGCGCTACCACGCTTATTTTCCAACAGTAGAGCTTATAGCACCCGTGATCTGATGGCAGATCGCATGTGAGGTGGGGTACAGCGCGGAGCCGCGCAGCCCAGTGTCGGCGGTGAGGCCAAGCAGAGGATTTGGTCGTCTTTCAGCCTTGCCTCGTAAAGCTGGCAAAGGTGGTCGTAGGCCGGCGTATGCTACTGTTTTCAGCGGCATAGCCGGCGGCGAGCGCGGAGCTGATCTCGGCCAGGCTACGATATTCGATGCTGCGGCCCTCGAACGACACCCGGGTTGTGCCGCCGGCAAAGGCCTCAGCCAGGCCGCGCCAGCGGTTGCTGCTCGGCAGTGCCAGGGCCCATGCCAGGATGGCAGGATCGAGCGCCGCCATCAGGGTGTGGCGACCTGAGCCAGCGCCCGCAGCAATGGCAGCACCTGGGCGCTGCCGGCGCCCAATGCCAGCAGCAATGCGGCTATGGCCCAGATCGCGGTCTCAATGCGCCGCATTTGTTGGCGCAGATTGCCCAACTCGCTCTGCACCGCGCCATAGCGCTCGGCGCAGCGTTCGACATGCAGCGAGAGGTCCTCGCGCTCGCGCGCGTGTAAATCGCCGTTGCTCATGGCGTTCTCCTGTCTTTGTCAGCGCAGCCAACCGCTGCGTGGCGCCAACCATCCGCGCGCTCGGACTGGCGAGGGTGGTGCCTCGGCCTGGAATGGCGGCGAGGGGTTCGCGATATTCCCAGCGCCGGGAATGTCGCTGGCCAGCAGCGGGGCATCGGCGATCTCAGTTCGAAGCCGCTGCCAAAAGCGCTCGCCGTATCGGTCCGCGCCGAGCAGCCAAAGAGCCGCCCGGGCTAGCACGGCGCAGTCCAGCGCCTCGTTGCGCTCGCGCAGCTTGGCCCATTCTTGCCGGGCAAAGCCGCGGCGATCCTTGGTGATGCGCAGCTGCTCGGCGACCAGCTGCTTGACCCACTCCACCTCGATCGCCCGCGGCAGATGCACCCACCCGGGCGGAAGCTCCTCCGCGTCGCCGCGACCGAGCCAAAGCCGGCGATAGAGATCGGCCTTCCATGTCGAAACCGACACCGTCCACAGCTTCAGGCCGCGGCGGAGCTTCTGGCCGTTCACCAGCGCATCTACCGGCGTCGGTCCCTGGACGGGCTGCGCCCGGTTCCAGCCATCGATGCCCTTGGTGGGCGCGATGCGGGGATCCCGCAGGCGGCGGAGGTGACCATAAACGGCGGCGGTGTCCCGGCCGCCGGTGTCCACGCAGAGCCGGGCGATGCGCATCGTGCTCTCGCCATGGCGCGGCCAGTCCCGCGCCAGCACCCGCGCCAATTCGTCCCAGGGCTCTCGGTCCCGTGGGCTGCCAGGAATGACCAGGTGGTCCACCAGCCAAGACGAAAAACCCTCGGCCCAGCCCCAGATGTCGCATTCGATGCGGTCGTCCTGCACGTCCACGCCGGCGGTCAGCACCAGCGCGCCAGCCGGCACCACGCCCATGGCAAAATCCTCGCGGCGCTCCACCAGCCTCTCCCAATCCGGCGCCTCGCCCTGCTCCTGCCAGGTCTCGCCAAGGACTGTGTTCTTGAAAGTCTTGATATCCTCCGGCTTGCCCTGGGCTGCCTCCCAGTCGCGAGCGATCTGCGCCCAGGAGAGCCAGCCGACCGGCGAGTAGAGCGCCGAGATGTGAAAGCCGATGGTGTG